CTGCTTCTGGTAACGTTATTTCGTTTACCAGCTTTGGTGCTGGTGTAGATCACACCCTTACTAGCTTCCAGATTAACGGAAACGTTACTGGTTCTGGAACAGTATCTACTCTTGCTGGTGGAACACTAGTTACAGGCTTTAACACCGCCTTCTCTAAGATCCTAAAGGTTGGAGATCGTCTACGTATCTTCCCACCAAACACAACAAACGTAAAGACATTTGCGGCTGCAAACGTAAGCACTGGCGCAGATACAATTACTATTTCAACTCACGGATATGTTACTACAGACGTTGTGCAGTTCCTTTCTGGAACAGGTGTAGCACCTGGTGGTTTAACTACAACGCAGTACTACTACATCGGTCGTGTAGACGCTAATACCGTAAAGCTTTACAACAGCTCTTCAGACGCAAATGCTGGTACTGGAGCTGTTGACTTAACAACTGCAGGAACTGGAACAGACTTTACATTAACAAAGACTATTCCTGCTGCACCTATTATTCGTCGTATTACCGCTATTGGTTCTGATACACAGGTGACTGTAGACCGCGCATACGCTACAACTTACACAGGCGTATCTTATGCGTATTCAACGTTTGTCTACGTTCGCCCTCAAGGCTACAACCTACACCGACCATTTGATGGTGGAGTTGAAATGTCTGTGGGTATTGGAACTTCATTCTCTCAGATTATTCGTCAGACACGTAAGTATTTCCGCTACCAGTCAGGTAAGGGTTTACAAACATCCTTTGGTATTAACTTTAAACCAACTATTGATCTTGAGGATTTACGTCGTATTAGCTCAACTACTTTTGAAGCTACTACACGTAGACCTCACGGTTTAATTAACGGTCTTTTCATTGAAATTTCACAGGCTGAAACTTCAACCGGAACACAAAGCACTCTGTATAACGGTATCTTCCAAGTAACTGTTCTTAGCCCTACTGAATTTACTTGCCTTGCAGCAAGCCCTCTTCCAGCTGAAGGAAATGCTGAAGCTAAGGCTTACGGATTCCCTCAATTCTACGTAAGACAGTGGACAAACGGAGCCGTGCGTTCAGGCATGTTTGATTTCCAAAACGGCATGTTCTACGAGTACGATGGACAAAAGATCTGGGCAGTGCGTAGATCTTCAACTCAACAGGTAGCTGGAACAGTGGCTGCTCTGCAGGGTAGTGAGTTCGTGTTTGGTACCGGAACTACTTTTACTACTCAACTAGACGTTGGAGACTATATCGTTCTCCGCGGTCAGTCTTACAAGATCTCCTCTATTGACAGTGATACTCGTTTAACTATTAAGCCTGAATACAAAGGCTCTACTGGAACTGAAAAAGAGTTTAATCCTGGAGACGGAACAACTGGCGTAGTAAACATTGCTAACGATACCTTTAATATCATTGGACATGGTTTTAGTGACCTTCTACCGATCGTATACAACTCTATTGATGGAACTCCTATTGGCGGTCTTATTAACGGTCGTACATACTATGTCGATTTAATTGACAACAATACTTTTGGTCTAAAGGCAAGCCCAGACTCATCAGTAGACGTTGCTCTTGCAGATGCCGGAGCAGGCAACCCACACTCATTTACCCCAGCTAAATCTGGAATTATTGTTACTAAGACAGTAGACACCAGAGTTCCACAAGAAGAGTGGAGCATCGATAAGTGTGATGGTACAGGAGTTACAGGTTACAACCTTGACCTAGGTACTATTCAAATGGCTTATATTGACTATTCTTGGTACGGTGCTGGAAAGATTCGTTTTGGATTTAAGGATCAGACTGGTGAAGTTAAGTACGTACACGAGTTTATCCACAACAATATTCAACTAGAGTCTTACTTCCGTTCAGGTAACTTACCCACACGCTACGAAGTTGTGACTTTTGACAACCCTACTTACATCCCGTTCCTATTCCACTGGGGTACTTCAGTTATCATGGATGGTAAGTTTGATGATGATAAGGCTTACCTGTTCTCTCAGAACAGTAACACCTTGGCTATTGGTGGAACAACCACTAAGACCTTTGGTTCTACCGCAATAACTACTGCAACTGACCGTATCAACATCCCTGCTCACGGTTTTGCTACTGGAGATGCAATTGTGTTTGAGGGACGTACTCGTACAGGTTTAATTGGTACAGCAATTAACAACCCTCAGACAGCTAATACTGCGTCAAATCCGGCCCACCCCTTCACAAACTTGCAAAACGCACGTACGTATTATGTAAGAGCTGTTGATGCTAACAACATTGCTCTGCACGCATCTCAAGCAGACGCCCTGTTTAATACTGGAGCTGGCCAATACACAATTGACATACAAACTCAGGGTAACAGTCAGTTTACTTACTACATCTACCCAGCGGGTGCCTACAACAACGCCTCTGGAGCTTCTTACCAGCCTCTACTGTCAATCCGCCTGTCCCCATCGGTGTCTAGCGGTTTGACAGGTAAGCTTGGTGATCGAGATGTTATTAACCGAATGCAGCTACGTATGAAAGAAATTGCTGTTTCTACTACTCAACTAGTAGACGTTAAACTTCTTATCAACCCTCGTCTAAACAACCTTAACTTTACAGGAGTTGTATCTCCGTCCCTAACTCAGATCATCCAGCACACTGGTAACGATACTGTTTCGGGTGGAACTCAGATTTACAACTTCCGTGCAGCAGGTGGTGCAAGCGGTACCGACCTAGCAACTAGCGTAAATATCGATGACTTGTTCGAACTCTCGAACTCCATCCTTGGTGGAGACTCAGTATTCCCAGATGGACCAGATATCCTAACAGTTGCGGTATCTCGTTTGACTGGTAGCACTACCCAATCATCTGCTAAGTTAACGTGGACTGAAGCACAGGCGTAAGGAGGAGACCATGGCGATTGTTCGACTTGGTGCCCACACACCTGCGGCTAATACTAACTACGTTCTATACAACGTTACTACGTCGTATCTTGCCTCAGTTATTGCCTCAAATACTTTAACTGCTGCAACCACTACTGCAACTAAAGTAGACATCTGGGTTATTCCACAAGGGGTATCTCAAGCAAGTGGCTATGCCTACATAACCGCTAACTTAGAGGTGGGTTTAGGACAATCCTTTGAAACATTTAAGTTTGGCATAAACGCAGGAGACACAGTCCTTGTTAGGTCAACTACAGCAGGCACTTCTTTTGTAATTCAAGGTATGGATCAAAATAACGAGTACAGCATTAACAATGTTCCAATTACCTTTACTAATAAAATTATTCGGGGAAATGACAACATTATCTACCCTGAAATAGGAAACACTAGCTCTAGACCAGCTGCAGCAACAGAAGGTTACTGGAGATACAACACAGATCTTAGATACATTGAGTTTAAAACAGATACGGGTTGGGCAGCAGCAATGGGCCCTACTGGTCCCCAAGGTTTACAAGGAGCCAATGGAATTGGCCTTAGTGTTAAGGGAACTTACGCTTCTCTTGCTGCTTTGCAAGCAGCTCAACCAACAGGTGCTATCGGCGACGGATACGTAGTTTTAGGCAGCCTATACGTTTGGGAGTCTTCATCAAGTAGTTGGTCTAACGTAGGACCTATCGTTGGTCCAACAGGACCTACAGGCCCTTCTGGAGGACCTACAGGCCCAACTGGTGCACAGGGCGAATCTGTTACTGGGCCTACTGGACCACGAGGTGGGGACGGTGTTACGGGGCCTACTGGACCTAACGGATTAGAGGGTCCTACTGGACCTACGGGAGCCACTGGAATTTCAGTAACTGGCCCTACTGGACCAACTGGAGATACCGGCCCAACTGGACCTTCAGGTGGGCCGACAGGACCTACGGGTGCAACAGGAGCAACGGGAGCAACTGGTCCTACTGGTGCAACAGGACCTACGGGCGCTACAGGTGCCACGGGAGCAACTGGTGCTAGTGGATCTGCAACATTTAGTGGAACTACAGATGCTACAGCTGCGGCAATTACTATTGATGAAGTTGCTTATCCTGCAATTACTAGATTATCTGTAACTAATAGTGGATCTTCAGCATATCTTTTTGATAATCAATACACTGGAAATAATCCTACTATTTACGCAATTTCAGGAACTACCATTGCTTTTAATTTAGCAGTGACTGGACATCCTTTTTTAATTAAGACTGCATCTGGTGCAGCAAATTACGATACTGGTTTAATTCATGTGGCTACCGATGGAACAGTCACTACAGGTTCTTCCGCTCAAGGTAAGGTAACAGGAACTTTATACTGGCAAGTACCAGCTAATATAAGTGGTGCATATGCTTATCAATGCTCAATACATAGCGGAATGCTTGGAGTTATCACCATCAAGAGTATTGGATCAATGACATGATAATGGAAACAGTAGGTAATTTTGAATGGAAAGCAGAAGAGAGTGAGAACGCCCCACTGCTTAACCTAACTATTAAAAACATTTCTGAGAACAAGACTATATTAATTTCAGATGTAGTGTGGGCAACTGGTCGTGAAGATTTTCTTGAAGGTGTATATAATACAGCTGTAGAAACCCTTGAAGGAGCAGATCACTGCTGCTATGAAGGAAAAGTTTCTTTAGTAGAGGGGGGAAGCTAATGAAGCATGATAACCATAATCATACAATAGTTACCTCTACCGACTGGTCGTTTCCTTTTACAGAGATGCAGTTAATGTGGGCTCTTATGGCTATTATGGCAGTACACCATATTTGGATGTGGAAGAGAAGGAGCTGTAAATGCCAGTAGTACTTTTAGGAAGTGCTAATCCTCTAAAAGAAATCCAAACTACCCTTGCCACTGCAGCCCGTGGTTATGTAGTTTCAGTTATTGCAGCGAATAAAGGCGAAGTTAACGCAACATGCAGCATTGCTGTAATTCCAAATGGTGCAACTCTTGCATCCGCTGGTATCTACATTGTTAAAAATTTAAGCGTTGGTGCTGGACAGTCTTTTGAAACTTTTAGGTTTGCAATTAATATTGGGGACATAGTAACCGTACTATCTAGTAGCGACAATATTTCATACTACCTAAACGGTGCGTATGAAAATAATGGCAACCAGTACGTAACCTACAGCCCTGGCCCACCTGAATTTCCATCTATTGGAGATATATGGATTAACTCCATTACTAACGCAACTTCTTTTTGGAGTGGGACTTCTTGGAACATATCAGTATCTCTTGGTCCTACCGGACCACAAGGTTTGCTAGGACCAACTGGTCCTCAAGGTTTAACGGGAACTCCTGGAGATAGGGGACCAACCGGACCAACCGGAGCTATTGGTGCTGGGCTTAATATTCTTGGATCTTTTGCAACTTATGCAGAATTAGTTGCTGCGTTTCCTACAGGATCTATTGGGGACGCTTATCTAATTACTGGAAATCTTTGGGTATGGTCTGGAACTCAATGGCTTAACACTGGAAACATTCTAGGACCTACTGGTCCAACAGGACCAACCGGTGCGGCCTCAACTGTTACCGGTCCTACAGGACCAACCGGCCCAGTGTCTACCGAACCCTCAACTGTTACCGGTCCTACGGGCCCTACAGGACCAACAGGGCCTCAGGGAAACTTAGGTCCTACCGGCCCTACTGGTCCTCAGGGAGTTATTACTGGAACTTCTCCGGTTGTATACGATGCGGGCACTTCTACAGTTTCTTTTGATACAGACGCGTATGAAACTTCTCTTATTGGATCTACAAACCAAAGTTCTACAGTAGTAGACGTTGCCCCACGTGTTGGAAACTTTACCGGCACACCTTCTAGTGCAACAACTTACTTTACATTCTTTACGCCCCGTACTACTACAGCAGTGACTTCTATATCTGTAGCTTCAGCGTCAACACAAACAACTGGACAAAGTTTAGTTCGCTTTGGTCTATACACAATTGATGGCTCTGGGAACGCAACCTTGGTAGCTAGAACTGCATCGGACAGCACAATTTTTAGTGCGCTTAATACAGTTTATACGAGAACCTTTAATACAACCGGAGGATACCCTTCAACCTACACATTGGTTGCTGGTACACGTTATGCTTTGGGAGTGGTTATTGTGGCAGCTACCGTGGGTACTGTATACACCGCTTTTGACAATATTCCTGCGCCACTAAGCACGCTAGCTCCACGTATGACTGGGCTAGTAGCAGCAACTTCTGACCTACCAACTAGCGCCACTAGCTATTCAACTAGCACGGTGGGAATTTGGGGACGACTATCATGACAGTAACTAAAGTAAGCTTAGGACTTGACCCAGAAACTGGGGCAGAAAAATTCGAAGTAAAGGATGAGACTGGCGCCGTAATTGGCTACGATCTTGTCTACCCAACAGAGGAGTAATAAATGGCTGATGAAACAACCCCTGAAGTAAATCCTGCGGACTATACCCAAGGTATAGCGCTTCTAGAAGCAGAGCTTGCTCGTTTAGAAGAGATCAAGTCTTTAGACACACGTACACAAGAGAGAATACAAGACGCCCTAGAAGACCTAAAGAGAAAGGCCGCTAATTCATGAACCCTAGCGATGCAATACGTAATTTAGGAGTTGAAGCCATAGAAGAAGAAATTGCTCGCATGACCGCTTACAATAGGGATGTAGAGCAAATAGCACTCTTTAAAAAGGTTTTAGAGGAAGTAAAGAACGATACCGAATCAAATATCTAATTAAGTTTTAAATCGGAGCATAATATGAAAGTTGCGGTCTACACGATTGCGCTGAACGAAAGTCAGTTTGTTAAAAAATGGTATGAGTCGGCAAAAGACGCTGATTATCTTTTAATTGCAGACACTGGGTCTACAGACGAAACCGTATCTTTAGCAAAAGAACTCGGCATAGACGTAATAAACATCGGCATAAAGCCATGGAGATTTGACGATGCCCGCAACGCTTCTCTAGCTGCCCTACCTTTAGATATAGACTATTGCATTGCTTTAGATATGGATGAAATCCTAATTGATGGTTGGCGTACAGAGCTAGAAAAAGCCCATACAGAAGGTTGGACCCGCCCCAGATACCAGTACACCTGGAATTGGAAAGAAGACGGCACTCCTGGTCTTCAATATGGTGGGGATAAAATCCACACTAGAAAAGGCTACCGTTGGAAGCACCCTGTCCACGAAGTATTAGTAACTAATCAGAGTAACGAAACACAGGGCTGGATTAGCTTACAAATACACCATCACGCAGATAACAGTAAGTCCCGGTCTCAATACATGCCGTTGCTTCAACAAGCGGTGTTAGAAGACCTTAACGATGACCGAAACGCTTTTTATTTTGCTAGAGAGTTATTTTTTCACAATCAAAAAGAAAGGGCTATACAGGAATTTGAAAGACACCTTTCTTTGCCTAAAGCAAAATGGCCACCAGAAAGAGCAGCCTCTATGCGCTACTTAGCCCGTCTTATGGACAATAATCTAGACAAAGAAGAGTGGCTAAAGAAAGCTATCAGGCAAGCCCCAAATAGAAGAGAGGCTTTTGTAGAACTTTCTGAGTTTTATCACGATCAAAAACGCTGGGAAGAATGTCTTACAGCAGCTGAAAATGCCCTCTCCATAACAGAAAAGCCTATGGAGTACTTATGCGAAGAGTTTGCTTGGGGGCACATGCCCTATGATTTTGCCGCATTAGCAGCCTACAATTTAGGAAATCTAGAGAAAGCCCTGACTTACGGCACTAAAGCTGTAGAATTAAATCCAGACGAACTCAGGCTTCAGTCTAATCTAGCCTTTTATTCACGGGAGACCATAGATGGCAACAACGTATAAGATCCTAGCTCAATCAGCGCCCATAAGCAATACTGCAACCCCGCTTTACGGCCCTGTAGGGGCGGGTATTCAAACAGTAGTGTCTACCATTTCTATTTGTAATCGGGGCAACGCCTCATCTACCTACCGAATCTCTGTTCGTGAAAACGGAGCGGCAGATACCGCTAAACAATATCTTGTTTTTGATACTACAATCCCAGCTACATCTACAGTTACTTATACTTTAGGTATTACATTAAGAACTGGCGACGCTATTTACGTCTATTCATCAACAAATAACTTATCGTTTAATGCCTTTGGATCGGAGATTTCAGACTAATGGCAGTTAAACTTAATGGCGTAGACGTAGGAGCGATTCAGTTTACGGACAACCGCCCAGGAAAAACTATTCATATTGGTCCGTTTCTACCTGCTTCAGCTACTGACGGAGATGTTTGGATTGATTCTGATACACAAAATAACGCGGGTAAAAACCTGCTACAAACTTTAAACTTAGCAACAATTGTTGGCAGAACTGTAAATTTGTCCGTAAACGCTGATTACAAAGACCTTTATATAGTTATACGAGGTTTAGTTTTATCTGCAGACGCAGACCTACTAGTACGTTGCAACAACGACGTAGTTAGCTATATAGATGGTGCGGGAACTGCTGCAACCGAAATTGTAAGACTTGCAGCTATTAAGAGCGGCATTACAACTAACAAGTACTCGTTTACTTTTGAAGACACTCAAGATATACAAGGATTTTCTACTTGCCTTGCTCAAGGAGTCTACAGGAATGCAGCTAACGCTATAGTACCTATTCTTAGAGCTGGCGTATGGTTGCAAGTTCAAGCTATTTCTTCTGTACAACTAACAATCACCGCCGGCGGTTTTACCGCAGGCACAGTTCTAGTATATGGGGTGAACTAATGGGTTTACGTAGATGGAATCAACTTGCAAATACTTGGGAGTCTTTTGGTACAGCACAGGCTGATCCAGCATCTATTGGCGCTGCAGCTGCTTTACACGCAACTCAACATGCTCAAGGTGGACTAGACCCAGTTCTACCTACCGCTATTGGTGCAGTAAGCGTAACTAACGGAGCAGTTACTACCGCAAGTACTAGTTCTGGAGTTGTACGAAACATCTTTACGTCTACTGGCACACCTCAAGGTGGTTCTGACGGGGATGTCTGGCTGAAGTACGTGTAACACATGGCAACATACGTCAAGGTTGCCGGTACTTGGAAGGAAGTCACATCTGACTCTCCTTCTAATGGTGTTTGCGGATACGTAAAAGTAAACGGAACTTGGCGTACAGTAAATCAATCTTATGTTCGAATAAATGGAGTGTGGCGCTCTACCTGTACCGCTCCGGGACAACAACCAGCAGCTATTCCAGAAACTATTTGTTATCGACCTAACTATTGTTTAAATGGAACTAATGGAGTTATTCTCCCTACAACCGAACCTTGTTACCTAGCAGACGGAGTTAGTTTAGGAACTAGAACTGCCCCATACACTTGTCAAACAGACCCTGGATGTGTTACTTATACAGTTCCAGCTGGTACATGTACCGCTCCAGATCCAATTATTCAAGTAGTTAGTGAAGAAATAGGTGACTGCGAATTTTGGGGTGGCCTTTCTGGTTGTACAACAGGCTACGCTAAACGTGTTACAAAAAAGTATAGTGATAACTCTATTAAAGTTTCCTATAGTTGCTGCAATCCTTTAACCCCTAATTTAAAATATTACTGCACCCTTCGGCCTTTCTCTACTGGCGAATGCCAAAATGAACTTAAAGACACGGACTTTACTGGCCAAGTTGTTGCTGGAGTTGGTGAGTGGGTTTGCGAAGAGTTAGGAACAATTTCTTTTCCTTCTTGCTCTACTACAGAAAACTGTGCTGTACCAAAAACATCAGAGTCTACTTATGAACCCTGCGGGTATTTAAGTACAGGCCAACGATTGGTAACCACTAACACTTATCAAAGTTGGTGTGAAACAACTCAAGACACTGTAGTTGGCGCGTGTATTGGAGCTGCCGATCCTTGCGGAGGAAACTACTGCTCAGCTGAGAGCGGAGAAGAGTCCTATTCAACTAGCTCTTGCCCATCCGGTACAGGTATTAGGTACAAATGCATAACCCCAGAGGGTTGCAACACTTTATATTCTTTTAGACGCTGCGTTCCAGTAGTAGTTGTAGAGCCTCCAGATGAACCAAATCCAGTTTTATATAAATTTACAGAAGTGTGCTATACAACTCCATCTACAAGTAGTGCAGTTGTTTCGTGTACTCAATACGAGGCTTACTCTTCTAGATCTTTAGGAACAAATTGTACGGCTTCCGGCACTACTGCAGCTACTTTTATTCCTTGCCCAGCTACTACCCCTCTAGAGGTTGAAACAGAAGCTTGCCCCACTCTTAGGGAAATACCTAATCAGCCTTGCATTACAACAGACGGTAGAGCCGGCACGAATACTATTCTTCGTACGCCGGCTAATTGCCCTGACAGATACACTACTTGCGTAGCCCAATTTGTCACAGGAGGTGGACAAGCACCTTGTTGCATAGATGACGATGCTGGATCTTGTCAAAATGTTGGTGCGGATGGTTATGGAACTTGGTTTCAAAACCAATATGATCCTTGCGCATACACTACCTGTCCTCCAGTAAACCGTGGCAGAACTTTTTGCGGAGTTCCTAACACTGGGGGGCCACCGCCTCCGTGTCCAGTTTTGTTTACCCTTGACAATCCTTGTGGAAATGGTGGAACTCAATCAATTGGTGTTACGCCACAAGGTTGCGATAACGTAGTCGGCCCGTGCGTTGGAGAAACAGCCCCTGTTGTTACGCCTACAGAACCTCCTGTAACTAACCCTACAGGCCCTACATACACTATTGCTCCAGGAGCTGTTACTACAACTAGTCCCGGAGACTCCACTTCTTATTGGGAATCAACTCCAACAGAGCAGGGTGGGTCGGTACTTGAACTAGTTGATGCTGGTACTGGAAATACTATTGGTGAGCCTATTGTATTCCCACCACTTACTGGATTTTTAGGTGGTTTAGCACCTAAGAGTATTAACATCAATACTTTAGTAAGAACAAAAGATGGTTTAGTTCCTGCTTTTGATCTAAAAGTTGGAGATAAGCTGCTCTCTGCAGATATTGAGACTTTCCCATACGACAATCTACTTGCCACAAATATAGACCTTATTCAATGGACTGCTCAAAATCCACACATTAACCTTGTAGAAACTGAAATTGTTGGTCTTCGTACCCGCACATCTAGATGGGCAATTATCGTAGACTCAGACATATTCTCAGATAGTCACTACATATTAGTTAATCGTGATGACGTTACTAAGTTTGTAAAGGCTATTGAACTTGAAAGCACTGACCTTATTTGGTCAAATACTTACCATAACTGGGTATCTATTGGCGTACTGAAGAAGGTTGACGTAGATCACGAAGTAGTTTCCATTGACTGCGAGCCTTATGATATATTCTTTACCGAGAGGATGTTGACCCACGACTCAAATACGG